TCAAGCTGCAGGCGGCGGCAGCAGCAGCTACAGCGGCCACCAACGGCACCGCGCCGCACGTCTCGCCCGAGGTCTCGTGACCAAGCCCAGCAAGACGCCGCCGATCACCGCGAGCAAGCTGGAGCTTATCGAGACCTGCCCCGGGGTGATGACCCTGCCGTGGACCGATGAGCCCAACGAGTGGTCGGAGAAGGGCAAGGTCGACCACGCCGCCGATGAGGTCGCGATCGCGCGCGGTGACGTGCCCGAGATCTACACCCAGCGCTGGCCAGGGCTCGTCTGGCGCTCGGAGGTTCGCTACAGCTACGACGTGTCGGACGGCACCGCGGCGTTCTGCGGGCTCGGCAGCTCGCGCGACTATGGGACACCAGGCCCGTTCAAGATCGGCGGCACCGCCGACATCGAAGGTCACGGCCCCGGCGTGCTCGTGATCGCGGACCGAAAAAACTTCGAGGCCGTCACACCGGCCGTGCGTAACCCGCAGGTCCGCTTCCTGGCACTCGCCGCGGCGCGCGTCCGACCAGCACGGCAGATCTTCGTCGCGATCAACCACCAGGTAACCGGGCTCGATGTCGCCGAGATCGATCCCGTGTTTGACATTGACATCATCGCGCACGATGTTCGTCAGCTCGTGATCGACTCGGCCAAGGTCCAGGTGGCCGCGCGCGCCGGAACCGTGCCGGCATTCAACACCGGTCGACATTGCCGGTGGTGTAACGCCTATAACGCCTGTCCCAAGCAAGCCGAGCTACGCCAGCTCATGTCGCGAGACGACGAGGATCCGGAGCTGGCGATGCAGTTCGCGATCGACGATGCGAACGCGCCCGACGTCTACGCGCTGTACAAGCGGGTCGGGATCATGGCCAAGCGACTGGGTCAGGTCGTCAACGCCTACGCCGCGGTGACGCCGATCCCTTTGCCCAATGGCAAGGTCTACGGCAAGGTCACCACCGAGGGCAACGAGAGCCTCGACGGCGATGTCACGTATCAGGTGGTCAAGGCCAAGCATGGCCAGATCACCGCGGATGCCGCCGTCGAGCGTAGCGCAACCAAGGTCCGGCTCAATGCTGCGCTCAAGGCCGCGGGCCTGAGCGTCACGTCGTCGGCCGAGGCGATCCTGACCGAGGTGCGCAGGCTCGGCGGCTCGAGCCGCAAGCCCGGCACGAAGATGGACGAGTACCCCGCGCCGGCGAACTGGGGCCCACGCCTGGTCACCGACGACGCAGCGCCGCCCAAGCTCGCGCTGGTACCGCGCGCCAAACAAAACGGCTGACCAGACCCGTAGCAACGTGGCGGATGTTTCGCCCAAGACAAGGAGACATCCGCCATGGCCGAGACCCAACAGTCGATCGTTGAGTGGCAGCACCAGACCTTTGGCCCGCCGCTGTCGACCCGGCAGATCGCGGCGCGCGCGCTCGACGAGCTGCTCGAGCTGGTCGAATCGGTCGCGCTCGACGAGATGTCACCCGAGGCGCCGGCCGAGGCCGCCGACGTTGTGATCGTGCTGATGGGCCTGTTCGCGCGGCTTGGCACCACGTGGTGGGCCGAGGTCGATCGCAAGATGGGGATCAACCGCACTCGGACCTGGGTCCGCTGCGGCAACGGCCACGGCCACCATGTCGAGGCGCCATGACCCGCAACCGCGATCTCTGGGATCCGCTCGACAGCGACGCCACCGAGGACGAGCCGTGGCAGACCGCGATCCCGCGGCCGTCCGAGGAAACGATCGAGGCGCTGCTCATCGACCTCGCGGACACCTGCGATAACCAGCTGCCCGAGATGTTCGGGCTCTTGGCCAACGCGATCGCGCGCCTATGCTTTCGCTGCGAGGCGCCGCCCAAGATCCTGCGCCTCGCGGCCAACATGTTCTCTGACCTGGCCGTGGTCGCCACGACCACCGAGACCGAGCAGACCGCCGACCTTGAGGCGATCGCGCTCGCGGCGACCCGCCGCAGGTCATGGTCATGACCCGGAAGAAAGGCGTACCGAGGCCACTGATCAGCACCGACCAGCTGGCCGACCTCTGCGCGATCGCGGGCGACCGGCGACCCAAGGTTCCCCGGCGCCGGGTCACCTGGTTCGTGGACAACGGCTACCTGCTCCTGGGTGCGATGATCCCCGCGCCGCGTGGCCAGCGCTGGTCAGTCGGCCGCTACGCGCTGCTCACCGCCAAGGCGTGCGCGGTGACCGGGATCGCGACCGGCACCCTGCCGGCGCCCGACGATCTCACCCGACGACACGAGGTCAGGATCCAGCACAACACGATCCCACGGACGAGGGGCGCACCATGATCAGCGTCGAGGATTTGTTCTCCGCGGAGGCCGTGCTGCGGGAACGCGCAGTTACATACTCGTCGGACGAGCACAACCATCTGGTCTCCGCCAAAGTCAAGAATGAGGCGCGCAAGGCGCTGCGGCAGGCGGCGGTCGTGTACGCAACCGTCGTCGCCGCGATCGAAGAGGGCCGATGAAGGCATCGAGCCTCGAGGCCCAGCTTGGTGAGCTGATCCGCGACCTTGTGCACGCGGAGGTAGCCGCGGCGGTCGCGAAGCTAGCAACGCAACAAGCAGCCGTCATCGACGATTATCTGACGACGCGCCAGGCGGCGAAATACGCCGCGATCGCACAGGGTACGCTCAGACGATGGATCGCTGAGGGTCGGCTCAAGACGACGCGCGCCGGTCGTTATTACCGTGTACGCCGCGCCGATCTCGACCAACTGCTCGCGCAGCGTCCGGCCGGATCTCATGAAGCCGTTACAGACAACGGCCTGTCCCCCGAGGAGCAAGCCGACGTTGATTTCGATGCGCTGATGGCGAGGCGATGTTAGTCTGATCGTGCCCTCGGGGGCCGCGGCTTGATCACCGCGCGTCAGTCGAACCTGCCGACGTCCCGAGGGCACCTTTTTTAGCAGGGCAGGAGCTGCGACGTGGCAAGGACCTACCCCAAGACGAAGACCGGCAAGCGACTATACGCGCGCATCAAGGGTTACAAGACGCCTGGCAAGTGGGCCGGCGTCCCTACCAAATTCAATCGCGGCCAGGAAGCCGAGGCCGAGCGCTGGGCTCTGGCGCTACAGCGTCGAATCGACGGTCAGGGTCCGACCACGCTCAAGGATCCCACGGTTGCTATCTGGGCCGCGGCGTGGCTGACCACGCGCACGGCGACCGAGATCGACTGGAAATCGAATCGCAGTCACCTGCGGCACCACATCCTCCCAAGGATCGGCACGCTGCGGTTAGCCGATGTCCACGTTGGCCATATCGTCGATCTGATCCACGAGATCCGCACCGTGCCGCGTGCGGGTCGCAAGACCGTGCCCGGTCCTCGGGTCGTCTGGAATATTTACTCGACGTGCAAGGCGCTGTTTCGCGACGCAGCGCTCAAGCGGCTGATCGAGCACAACCCATGCACCCTCGACAGCGGTCAGCTCGGGCATCGCGTCGATCTCGATCCGGAATGGCGCGACGGCGCACTGCTTACGCACGCCGAGGCCGAGGTCGTGATCTCGACGCCCATCATCCCGTTCGATCGCCGCATGTTCTACGGTTTCGGTGTGCTCGCGGGTCTACGTCCCGGCGAAACCACGGCGCTGCGCTGGCGGCACTACGACATGACCACGCCCATTCTCGGCAAGCTCCTGATCGCGCGGTCCTATAACGCGCGGTATGGGCGCGAGAAATCGACCAAGACCAAGGCGGTCCGTCACGTGCCGGTGCACCCGACGCTGGCGGCCATGCTGGCCTGGTGGCGTGCCATCGGCTGGCCCGCGATGATGGGACGCAACCCCGAGCCCGAGGATCTGATCATACCGCTGCCGCCGGTGGCAGCCGCCCGACGGCGCAAGTTCAAGGGTGAGGCGTTTCGCGGTACGAGCTACGTATGGCTTGACTGGCACGATCGAGACATGCCGGCGCTGGGCTGGCGATACCGCGAGCCCTACGTCCTGCGAGCCACGTTCATCACCCTGCTAATCGACAATGGCGCCGACGAACACATCATCGAGACCCGCGTGACCCATACCCGAAAAAACCGCACCGCCTTCAACGGCTACAACCGCGGCAAGCAGTGGGGAATCACGTGCGCCGAAGTCCTCAAGCTCGGGTTAGCCTTCAAGAATTTCCCTGAGCTTGCTACTTCTATGCTACCGCCGGCTGCAAGTGTCGAAAATCAGAAGGTAATTGACATCCAATCCGTGTGCAGTATAAACAGGGACTTAGCTACTGAAATCCGCGCCGATCACCAACAAATCGACGACAGTGCCGCTCAGGTCGTCACGCGAGATATCGCAGAGACGACAGAGACGGTAGCGACCCTCGCTACCGCCCAAAAAATTGTCGAAGCGCTTCAAACAGGAGACCTGAACCTAGCGCGGAATCTCGCGCAGAATCTCGTTCACAAACTTTCTGAACCAACCGCCGTCTCGGCACCACCACCGCACCTCAAGCTCGTCAAGTAAGCCCTATGACCGTCCTCGACCACCTACGCTCCATCGATCCGGCCTACGGAAACCAGGCTCACCAGCGCGCATTCGTGCACCGCATGGCGCTAGCAAACGAAGTCCAGCCCTGTGCCTGTGACCATGCCGCGGACAAGCCGCCGACCCACGCGACACGGTGCTATTCGGAGGCGACCATGGCCCGAGTCCGGGGCTCGGCCACCTGATGGGACGCCGGCCGAGCACGTACTGAACGGCGCTCGCCGGACCCCTGCAAAGTGATCACGACTTTCTCTTACTGCCGGTAGTACATGCCCGGACGCTTCTTGGGGTTGGCCGCCAGGGCGAACATCAAGAGCCCGACAAGCGCGACCACAACGGAAACGTAGGCGATGATCATGGCCTGGACCGTAGCCGGCGCCCGCCGCCGGGGTCGATCGCAGCATGCAGCCGGCGCAGCTCGCGCAGCGGGAGCCCGGACAGCCACAGCGCGCGCATCAGCCGGACATGGCGATCGGGCTCGGCAAGCTGGCGCTGGATCTGGTGCACGAGGTGATCGCGCTCGATGAGCGCCTTGCGAGATGCGGCCATGCCCGCGAGACGCTCACCACGGCCGAAACCGAACAGCTCACCGCAACCGGAACGGAAGCACGTAGCCCTTGGGGAACACCCACAGGTGGGCCATGTTCGCCTCGTCGACCAGCTCGGACGCGGGCGGGAACACTTCGACCGCAACCCGATCGGCGCCGCAGAGATCCGCCTTGATCCGCTGCAGGTCCGACCACGACCGCGGCATCTGCTGGTCATGCGCCCGGATCCATAGGTGGGTCATCACGCCGATCTCGATCTCGAGCAGCGAAAACTGAACCGCGTAGCGGTTGTTAACCGCGCAGTCATCGAGCCAAACCTCGCCCGCGGCCAGTCGCACGCGCGACCCCGATACGCCGCGAGCGCTCTGGCCCTCCCATGGGGTCATCGGCTGCGCAGCCATCTTGCGGAGCACGTGCAGGGGGACGTCGCGGATCTTGGGGCCGCTCATGGCTCGATCCTGGGACCGCTCCGGATCGAAACGCAAGCGCTCACCTGGCAGCCGCCGCCTTTTTACGGCGACGCTGGGGGCTTGCGGTCTCGGAGCCCGACGCTGGCTCAGCTGTCACGCTGCTAGACCGCGTAGCCATCCTGCCGGTTACGTTTTGCCAGCGCTCGACGATCACGTCGCAGTACGCAGGCGAGATCTCGATCGCGATGCACTTGCGGTGCAGCCGCTCGGCGGCGATGAGCGTGGTGCCCGAGCCGCAAAACGGATCGAACACCGTATCGCCTTCGTCAGAGAATGCGGCGACGAAGAATGACGGCAGCGCTACAGGATACGGTGCAGTATGCGGCTGATCGTGCTCAGCGCCAGTATGGATCACGTTAGATGGCAGCGCATGACCTGCTCCTGTAACCGTTCCTGCGCTGGTGAATCCACCGCGAGATACTCGACTTGTGTTGGACTCGACGATTGCATATTCGCTGGGCTTCGATACTTGTAGTGGCCTAAATTTGATATCCGCTTTTCTTGTGAAATGGAATACTGGTTCCCACGCATTCTTAAATCGGTTCGGCCAGCTCCCCGGCGAGCCGTGACCCTTGCACCATACAAGGTCATCTACAAATCTCCAGTGCCAGGTTCGGGCATGCGCGAGCAATAGATCGTAGACGTAGAGGTGTCGCTCGCCCGCGTCGCAATGCGACCGAATATTCACGAACCACGAGCCGTCGGGCGCCAGGTACCGCGCCACGTTGGCCTGCACCGCCTCGAACCAGTCGACATATTTGTCAGGCGCGATCGGCACGAACCCGCTCGCCGGATCGTACTTGCGCTGGCTCGCATACGGCGGCGATGTCACGGCGACGTTGATCCCTCGGCCTGCCATCGGCTGGCTCAGGTCACGACGACAATCGCCGCAATAGAGCAAGTGATCGCCAAGCTGCCACATGTCTCCGACCTGGGTTACCGGCAGACCCTTCGGCGGATCGGGGATCTCGTCGTCTGCGGCGTTGTTCGCCTGGGTTGCGCTGACCGGTATCAGCGTGTCGAGTGACAGCTCGCGGAAGTCTTCGGCCGACAGCCCTCGGAGCGCCGTCTCGAGGTAGCCCGACACGTCGCCGAATGCGCCCTGCGCCGCTGCGTTATTCAGGGTGACGTTCAGCGCCCGCTCTTCGGCCGGCGTCCATTCCCCGATCGCTACCATCGCGCGGTCCTGACCCAGCTTGCGCAGCGCCTCAAGCCGCTGGTGTCCGCCCACGACGTGGCCGGTCTTGCGGTTGACCACGATCGGCTGCACGAGTCCGAACCGCTTGACCGAATGGGTCAGCGCCTGCATCGCGCGATCGGTGATCGTGCGCGGGTTCGCGGGATCGGGGACCAGCGTCGCGATGTCCATTTCTTCGTAGACGATCGTCATCGTTTCCTTTTCTTGCCCGTGACCGTCGATGCGATCACGCGCTGCTGTAGCAAGCGGTCAGCAAGCTCGGTGACGTCTCGGTCTAGCAAGCACCCGATCGCCTGAAGCCTGGCGAGCGTACGACCGGCCACGTATTCGTTGACCGAGGCCAGCATCGCGATCCGGTCGTGCGTTGCCTCGTCACCGATGACAGCAAGATCAAACTCGCCGCATGCCCACGCCGCGAGCACACGAAGCGCGACGTCATCGCTCGCGATCATCGATAGCCGGGCCGCTTCGCTTGCCATCTGGGGACAACGGCAGCTTGATCGGACAGGTTGACTCGGGTCGAAACTACGCCGGCAGCTCAGCCCACAATGTCGCGCACAAAGTCGTCAGCCCGCCGGCCAGCACCAGCGCCGAGATGTCGACCTCGCCGCAGCCGGGCGCGGTCAGCGGGTAGCCCTTGGGGCCCTTCACCTGCGAGCCGGTGCCGCGGTACTGCCACAGCGCAAGGTGCGCGAGATCGGTCCCGGTGCGCGCGAGGAAACCCGCCGTGGTCTCGCGTGCGGCATGCAGCTCGGGGCCGTAGAGCGCAACCGCCGAGCGGCCACAGCCATAGCGCCCGCTGGCGCCGATCGACCGCAGCAGCTCGCCACCGTAGAGCGTCGCGGTGCGGCCTGAGAGCTGCCGGTAGCGCTCGGCGAAGCCGCCGATCCGGTGCTCTACCAGCACCTTGGTCAGCTCGATCTGCTGGCCGCCGCGCTCGGCGTCAACCATCGCCCACAAGGTGCCGCTGCGCTCGCCGCCGATCTTGCCCATCTGCCCCCAGAACCATTCGGCCTGTAGATCGCCCGGCGCCGCGAAATCGAGATAGTGGTAGTAGCCGTCAAACAGGTCATCGCCGAACCGTTCGCTATTACGGAATAGCTCGCGCTGGTGCGCCGCCCACACCGCATATTCGTAACGGGTCCCCTGCGAGAGTTTGAAGATCGCGCCGTGCCACGGAGGCCCGGCCGCAATGTACTGCGCCCAGTTGCACGCGCGATCGCCCGGGTAAACGTCGACGAACAGCGGATCGATCGCGACGCTGGTCACGAGGTGACCTGCTTCACCTTGAGCACCGTCCGGCTGACCGTGTAGCCCAGCGCGCCAAGCATTGCGGCGGCCATGCCAGCGATGGCCAGCTCCGTGTTGTTGGTCAACGCGCCCGATCCGAACAACATCGTCAGCGCGAACGCGGCGATCTTGAGCCAAAACTCGGACGTTCGCCATCCCGTAACGATCGCAACGGGCCCCGCACGCGGCGTGATCTCGATGAGGCCGCTACCGACCGCGACGTTGACCGTCGTCGGCGTCGGCGACTCGAGCAAGACCGGTGACGCCGGCCGCGGCGGCGTGAGCTGCCCTGGCATGCGATCGGTCACCGCGGCCCGACTCGCGCGCAGGTCCGCCGCAACCGCCGCCTCTTGATCCTGATCGGTGATGGGGCCCGTCATGGCGTCTCCTTACTTGCGATGGCGGTGAGATCGGACCGGAGCGCGGTCAGATCAAACCCATTGGGCGCGAGACCTGCCTCGATCCACAGTGGATCGAGCACTGCCCACGCCTCGGTCACGTAGGTCCAAAACCATTCGACGGTCGCGATCTTGATCCCGCCCCAGGTCGCGAGCTTGACCGTCGAGCGATCATAGCCGAGCAGCGCCATCGCATGCCCGCCCCAGCTATTGCGCTCCCACTGCGGTCCGTGCTGCTGCGGCAGCGCCACATCCCAGACCTGTTGATCTTGCGCTGCGAGCGGCAGATCGGCGCCGACATAGAGTCCGCCGAACAGGTTCACGCCACATTCGACCTGCCAGCCAACCAGCGGATCGACCGACACGAACGCAGAGATGAACTGATCGCCCATCCCATCGGCTCGCAGCACCCGCAAGACATCGAGCATCTGCGCGCCTTGATCGGTCTCCGGCCTCGACGGATCGTAGCCACCAGCTTGCTCGTACAGCGCGATCACGTCGCTGTCGACCAGGGCCAAGGGGCGCTCGGTGTTCGCAGCCTGCGCCTGAAACAGGTGAGCTATCGCCGCGCACGTACAGTCGCCGATCTGATCGTTGGCCCACATGCCCCATATCGGTCGAAGCCGTGACCTCGTCCAGTCACGCGCGGGCGGCGTCCCCGGCAGCGAGCCCCGATCCAGGTACCGGGCGAGCCGCAGGGTCCGAGGATCGGCACGCGAGGCGAGCCGCCCGAGCTTCACAGATCGCCCTGGCTGGTGCGAAACGTCGCGCCCCCGGCGTGATTGGCTCGGAAGTGCTCCAGGATGCCTCGCGCCGCGCGACCATGCTCCGGGCTCGGTGCGGCCCGGCCCAGCGTCGGGGTCAGGTACTGCTGCACCACCGCCGCGAGCGCGCAGCCGCCGATCGTCTGGCCCGCCGTGATCGCCTGGCCCTCGATCCCGGTCCAGTCGGGCGCCGCGGCGACCAGGGCCTGCGCCAGTGACGCGATCAGCGTCTCGATCTGCGACTGATCGGCGCCCAGGCAATCGATCACGATCTTGCCGGCGTTCTGGGTCGGCTGACAGGCGGCGATGCTGACGGCCAATAGAATAGATGCGATGCGCATAGAGCAGCTCCTTGGGTAACGGAATAACGACGGCATCACCCGCGCCTCGCGAGCACGATCGTGGCGATCGTCCCCCACAGCGTGGCGATGCCAGCAAGCACCTTGAGTAGAATCTGTCGACGGTAGAGCGCGCGCTCCTTGCGCTCGGTGATCACCGACAGCGCGGTCGTGCGCTCGAGATCGATCTGCGACATGTCGCGGGCACGCTCGACGTCGACCCCGGCCTGATACGCCGCGGCCGAGATCTGGGTGAACTGCTGGCGCTCTTTGCGCTCGGCCTCAAGCACCGAAAGCAGGATGTCGAGCTTGCCGCCGTTTGCCGCCGACTCGGCGCGCGCCTTGTACAAGTCCTGCGTGAGCGAGGCGACCTGGCCATCAAACGCGCGCCGCATCTCGCCTACGGTGTCGAGCGTCGACTGCGAGGTGCGCGCGGTCAGCTTCACGCGGCGGTTGATCCGATCGAGCGTGTCAGCGGGATCGGTAGGCCCGTCGACCGGCGGCGGCGTGTGGCTGTCGCCACCCTCCCAGGACTCGGGCGCGGTCTGCACGCGCACCCCCGCCGGGGGTGTGATGATGCGCCGCCGATCGCGATCGGTGGTCACGGCCCGGCCCTCGGGGCCTTGCTTGTCATCATGCGACTAGCCTCGCGCGCGGCCCGCTCGCGGGTCGAAAAGCAAGCCTACGTCGGCAAAAATGTCGTCGGATATGCGCCCTCAGTTACGCCGAATGCATCACGGATCACCTCAAGCACGATCTTGTCGTTGTGCAGCGATCCGAGATCAACTCGAGAGACGCGCATCGGCATCTTGACCACTCCAAGCTCGGGAAAGCTCATAGTCATGACATCGAGCGGTCGCATTAAGTAGAAGGTGCGATCTGTCGTCAGTGTGGCCCTGACAAATGGTGTACTCAGTACGGCCAGATCACGGCTCGCCAGTCGCTGCGCAAGACTTCGATCGCTGCATCCGGGATAGCGCACGTCTGCGCTGCGTACGCGAGCTTGCGAAAATGCGTTGGCGCTGTTCTGCGCGATCACCAGCGCATCTTGAAAATTGCCTTGGCGATCAGTAAACGTTAGCCGAACCTGGTTAACCGTCTCATTCCAGCCCTGCACCGCGTAACCGGTCAGCATCGCATTATCCGGGTTCGCATCACTGAGCAAGGTGACATTATAATCGTTGCGAACCAGTTTCAATACCAGCAGTCCGGTCGTTGGTTCCTCGTAGATCGAGCCGTCAATCTGTTTCAGGACTTCGGCGATCATCTCCGATGCGTCAACTACATCTTCAAACGCATGCGAGTACCCGTGATGTTCGTTGAAAAGTGTCACCGACGCCGCGACAAAGCTTGGCCGGTCGATCTTGTCGACCGAGATCCCGAGCTTGCCCCAGGGCGACGTGAGCAGATCGTAGATCACCGCAGCGGGGTCGGCATCCTCGGCCAACGATTGCCCAAGGTCCGACGGCGTCCCCGTCGACAGCGACCGGACGTCAAAGCTGTAAAGCGCAAGACTCGGCGTCGCGCCATGGCACCAGTGATAGAGGCAGCACATCGCGAAACCGCGATACGATGGGATGTCCTCGGCCGTGTGTGCTGCGCCGTAATTCGCCTGCCGGAATGTGTAGTAAATATGACCCTCCGCATCGTACCGCGGCGGGTCGTATTGATTGATATCGGTGCCCTCGGTGATCGCATACATGTCATCGAACGGAGCAATCTCAAGCACGCCCTCGGTATCGGTCTGGACCCAGTGAGGATCCAGCGTGCTGATTACCTGCGTCTGCGCACCATTAAAAAATTCCAGGAAGCCGTGACTGGTCTCGACTTGACCCACAGTTATAGCAAGATCGGCCCCAGGAGTATTCTTTACAAAGTAGTTCGATTTTTCCGGTGACGGCGACCCTGGACAGCGCGGCAGTGACGGCACATTGGGATTCGGAGAACTTGCGCCCACCGTTATCATCCTACCGGTCGGTACGCCTGTCGGAAAGTCACTGTAATCCATCTCAGCGTACGTGTAGCCTCCGACCGATGTGCTCCATTCAGACGCCGGATATATCCATGACGGAATATCGTTGATGAAAAGCCCGACGAGATCCGCCTTGCCGCCATTAAACGGCGCACCGAGCAGATACAGCATATCCATCCAGTATGCGACCGTATCGCCCCGTACTCGAGCCGAGCGCTGGCCGCCGTACCACACCAGAATCGGCGCACGAACCCGACATCGACCGTAGATCAGCGGAATCGGCGCGCCCTGATCCACGCGCGGCACTACCGGGACCTTAGTAGCTGCAAGATCCCGGTGATCGTGCAAGTACTTGTTGATGAGGTAGCCACCAACCGCCACCGCCACCGCGACGAGCGCTTGGATCCACACGCCTAGACCTGTACCGTGATGCTGGTGTTGCCACCATTATACGGATTCACGGCGCTATTCAGATGAGGCATCCCGCCGAAGTTCGTCACATTGGCGTACTTGAGTTTGCAGGTCCCCAGGCTGTGATCGCACCCTGGGGTCAGCTGCAATACGTCACCGGGGAGCGCGCTCGGGAATGCGGTATTGATCGTGAGCGTCGTCATGAGATGCCCAATGATCTGTCGACGTTCGCCATCGGCCAGGCGAACCACCTCGCCGAAAGTGAAGTAACCAGACGCACCGCTGTATGCGGTCAACTCGAGCGTAACGCGACCAGGGGTGACCACCTGCGACGCCATCATGTTGCTCTGTATATATGCAGCACGAGCCTTGCCGCATCGCGGGTCGAACAGCATGTGGTTGCAAGCTGTCTGCGCGCGGATCATCGGAAGCTTGATTTGCATCGCGTCGTCAGTGATCGAGGGAACTCGAATATGCGCCAGGTGACCTTCGACCACGAGTCCGAGCGCGTAGCCCTGCGCGACTTGCATCGCGAGCCCCGAAATCTCTTGTAGCCGCTGCAGCGTCACCAGAACGTTCTGTGCCGGGATCCCCGAGGCGGCGTAGCGCTGGACCACGGGGTGCGTGATCGGCAGGGTCACGATCAGCTCGCGACCAGTCAGATCCTGCGCAACCTGCACGTTGCCTCGGGACATCGCGATCGCAGTGAACGTGTTGCCGCCGTAGACGACGTCAGCGATGTGCGAGGTGACCCGGTAGACCGTACTGGCGGTCTGGATCGTGTACAGGTCGATCGGCCGTGACCGGGCGGCCGAGGTCTCGTCTTGGTCGAAGGTGGTGGGCATCGGCCAAGGCTCGCGCTGGCCGCCGCGGGGGTCGAAACCAGCCGTGTTAGCTGATCGCGCCGATCTGCTGCCAGCGTAGCGCGGCCGTCGAGTACCGGAACCAGACCGCGTTGTATTGCGTCAGGGAATAGCTGTACGGGGTACGGAATCGGTTGCCAGCGGCGGCGCTGCCGCTCTCGTTAGCAAAGGCCAAATTCGCCGCGACTGTGCCGACGTTGGAAAACACCACCACGCACCCGTCAACGTTACCCCCGATCGCAAGCATGCCGAGCAGAGTCAACCCGCCGCTTGGTACGACGACGTTCACGATCGAGGTGGTACCAAGCGCGAGCGATAGCGTGGTGTTGTTGTCGAGGCTGGTCAGCGTCAGCGCGATCGGCGTAAGTAGATATCGTGACATCGTCTTTTCCGTTCAGGTAATCGCGAGCCAGCGGCCAAGCGCGCCGTTGTAGCGCACCATCAACCAGCCAAATTGGCCTGTAGCGCGGCCGACTCCGGCATTGAACAGAAACCGGCTCGTGGCCGCGGCATTCGTATCCTCACTGTTTACGAATATGGACAGGTTGACCGCTACCAGGCACACGATCATCCCGTCAACGTTGCCACCGACAGCGGCGATCCCGGCCAGTCGCACGTAATCCGGGTAGTAGATCCCGAAGTATGGTCCGTCGACACCTTCAAGGTTGATGATCGTCGTGTTGCCAAGTACAGGCGTAATCTCGTACGGGACAGATGCCAGGCGCGGGTATGGCGGCGGCGTCAGCACCACGTCGAACATCGGCCGCGGCGGCGGCGTGATGGGCTCGATCGTCGTGAGCAGCGTCTCGTCGAGCGCGAACGTCGATCCATCCCAGGTCACCTCGATCGCGTCGCGGTCAAACCGGACTTGCTCGAGAAACGAAACCTGGGTGACGGTGCCAGCCAGGACCGTGTCAAGCGGCAGGGTCAAGGTCAGCGTACCGTCGCGGTTGTCAGCCACCGCGGTGACCTCGGCATACTGCACGACCCCGCCCGCGGTCACGGCGAGCCGCCGGTGTCCGGTCGACGCAAACCAGCTCGTGTAATCGCCTGCGCCTGCGATGAGCGGGCTCGCGATCTTGAACACGCCGCCGACGTTCGATACCGGGATCAGGTCCGGGCGGTTCGTCGACAGAAGAAACGAGCCTTGCCGGCCGCGCACGTGACGCAGAAATGCCTTGCACCACTGCCAGTCGACCGCAGCCTGCGAGCGGAGCTTGAGCTGTCGCCCCCATTCGGCGGTGAGCTGACCGCCGACGGTCCAGGGCACGGCACCAAGATCGACCAGCTCGGTGCCCAACAGGAGTGATTCGTTCGCGGTGCCCTCGATCGCGTTGGGCCGATCCCAGATCAGCAGATCGTCGTCGGTCAAGCTGGCCACGGCGACCGGATCGCCATCGGGGAACGTTGCGATCGCTGCGCCTATGCCCATCGCGTCGATCCCAGAAAACCCCGGCGTGGCCGCGCGCGCGTTTAGGCTCCACAGGTCGACCGTCACCGGGTAGCGCGCGAAGCCTTGCTGGGGGTCGAGCAGCACTGGAATCAGCGGCATCACCTGGCCGCCGGCTCGTCCCGTCGAGCCGAGCGCGACGAACGTGAACCGTGCGTACGCGTCGACCGGGGCCACGGTGATCGTGGTCGCGGTCGTCGACTGGATGACCGCGCTGACCGTCGTGTCATCGACGCCGAGCACGACGACGCGCTGCCCGACCAGCGCCCAGTCGCATTGCGTTGTCGAGCTGACCGTGATGACAGACGAGGGACTGTCCGCGGTGATGAGCAACGCCTCGAATGGCAGCGCGAGCGCGAAGATCGCGCCCGTCGAGGCAGCGCGAACCAGCGCGCCGCGCGCGTCACGCGACCCGGCGTCGACCAGGAACGCCGGGCCCTCGATTCGTCGCCCTGGCTGGCCGTAGGGACTCGAGCGGGTCTCGCGGCCCGAGTAGCTCCGGGTGAGCGACGTCGCCCACAAAAACGTGATCTTGGTGCCCTGGCCGAGCGCGAGCACGAAGGTCGCGGCGCCGATCGGTCCGACGCTCGCAATCGGCGGCGTGACCGGGGTGACGTAGCGGCCTGGCGAGAAAAACGACGGGATCTCGTGCGCGCGCTTGGGACGCCCTCGGAGCCAGATCGGCGTCACCGGCTGCAGCGGTTGCAGCACCGTGGGGACCGCAAGCACGCCTGGCGACGCAAACGATTGCAGCGCGTGTGCGCGCGCTGGTCGACCGCGCAGCTGGTCGGGGACGATCGGCTGCAGCGGCTGGCAGTACGGCGGCAGCAGCATCGCAGGGCCCGAGGCAAACGACTGGAGCTGGTGCGCGCGGCCCGGTCGTGGCGCTGGCTGCTCCGCGCTGGCCATTACACCCCGATGGACGTCAGCAACCGATCACGCGCCTCGATCTGCTCGAGCCGGCGCTCGAACGGCGTACAGCCGCCCGCGGTCGCGCACGCGGTGCAGGTCGACCGCATACAGAGCAGGCAGAACCCGCCGCAGTCGGCCGGCTTGGCGCCCTCAGGAATCAGCGTGACGTCATTGCAGTGAACGCAGGTGAACGTCGCGAGCGTGCGACGCTGGCCGCCTGCATGGGTCCACACCGCGCAGCCTTGCTCGCGCCGGGCGGAGGTCATGGCACGGTCAGCGGGAAGATCGACCACGAGGCGGCGATCGTCCAGCCGCCTTCCTCGTCGTTATTGTCGAGCAGTCGGATGACGCACCCCATCTGCTGCTCATCGCACGCCGCGATTTGCGCTCGGACGAATGTCTTGGTAGCCACAAGCGGGCCCGTGGTCACCAGAAGCAGGTCGGCGTCGAGCGCCGCCAGGACTTGCGTACGGCTACCGCCAGCATCAAAACGATCGGTCATTGCTATTGCTCCTCGAAGATCAGTGACCCGGCGGCAGACACGAGCGTGCCCGCCGCCGGTGTGGTGATGTGCACTCCAGCGCTCGCCGACGACGGGATCACGATCTCGGAGCCTGGATTTGCGACCCAGCGAAACGTCGCCTGTTGTGATAACGGGATCGACAGCACCACCCTGGTTCCCGTCGCACCCTGCGCGGTGAGGTTACTCTTGACCACGGCGCCGGTCGCCGTGTCGGCCATGTCGAGTGGATCCGGGGTGATCGCGGTGCCGGTCGCGGTCGTGGTCGATCGGATGATGTCCCAGCGAATGTTGCTGGTGCCGAGCGTGGCCGCGTCGCTGCCGAGGATCAGCTCGCTCAGCTTGAGCCGGTTGCCGGCCGAGCTGGCGGTCTCCAGCGACGCGACGCCCACCGTTATTGAGATCGCAGTCTTGCCGAACGGGGAACCGAACTTGGCCATACGCCAAGGTCGCGCGCACGCCGCTGAGGGTCGATTCGCGCGATCGTTCTCAGATCGACGCGACTACCACGAACGCGATCTCGCTGCCGTCGGGGAAGGTCTCGGTCTTGCCAGCGGCGTCAGTCGCAACGAAGTACGCGCGATACGTGCCCGGCACGTCGAGATCGCCCACCTGCCACTGATAGACCAGGTTGCCTACGTCGTCGCCCAGCGCCGGGCCCTCGATCACCGTCGAGCCGCTCACCGCGCGAAACGTCACGCCGCCGGAGAACTCCAGCGGAAAGTTCACCACACCGGTCTCGGTGAACGCGAGCGCACGCAACGGCCGGTGCAGCGCCCCCTGACGAAACGGCTCAGCCATGGGTCACCTCGACCATCACCGCGGTCGCGGCAGTGTGCCGTAGCTCGAGCTGTGGCGTCGATGGCAGCGTCACGACCGCGGCGCGCGCCAGCTCGACACGTGCAGCCGCAGGCATGGCCACTGCTGCAGCGGTGTGCACGACTCGGATCGCCTTGGGCCGCGGGTTGAAAGTCGGCGGGCCAAACCACGCCCCGAACCAAGGCCCGAACCAGGGCCCGAACCACGACCACAGCCGCGAGCCAAACCACGAGCCCCCGCCAAACCAGCTCGCGAACCAGCCCGGCCCAGTGCCGTACCAACTCACGTCGGATCCACCGTGACCGAGGTGCGCCCATCGGCGGTCGTAGTGCCGCTGATCCGGGTCTTGGTGTCGTTGACGTCCCGGAATCTCGGAGCATTGGCAAGAAACCCTGAGACCCTGCCGACCGCCTCGGACAGCACCAGGCGCAAGGCGCCGGTGACGGTGATCCCGGTCTCGACCACCGAGACCATCACCCCCAGCGCGATCGCCGCGACGGCATCAGCGGTCAGCGACTGTACCGCCGCGCGAATGCTGCCGCCGTCGAGCGTCGTCGGGAGCCGGGTCTGGATGTTGTCGGTGTCGGCCTGCAGCGCGACCACCGCTGTCGTGTTCGCGGCCGCCAGACCGCCGATCGTCGTCACGTCGCCGGCCACCGCGGCGAGGGCCGCTGCCGTCGCGCGTGAGCTGATGGTCGCGTCAAGGCTGTCCAGGCTGGCCGCGCGCACCGGCGTCAGGTCTGCGCTCGACACCGCGGTTGCGGCCGGCGCCCGGGTCGTGACTGCCGCGTCGAGGTTGTCGATCGCCAGCGCGCGCCCCGCGGTCAGGCGCCCGGCGAGCGTGGTCAGGTCGGCCTGCGCGGTACTGAGCGCCGCCGTGGTCGCGAGGCCCGCCACGGTAACGGCGGACGCGCGCGAGCTGACCGTGGCATCGATGCTATCCAGGCTGCTAGCTCGCGCGGTCGACCATTGCGCGGTCGAGAGCGCCGTGGCTGCGGCGGCCCGCGTCGTCACCGCGGCATCGAGCTGGTCAAGCTTGCCCGCGCGCGTAGGTGTCAGGTCAGCGCTGCTGACCGCAGTTGATGCAGCCGCGCGCGA